GGGGGCTACCCTTTATACGATAACCCCCACAGTTCTAATTACTGCTTAACTTTATTTATTCAGTTTATGATGTGGTAAAACCGTCGTTAATAGCAGACATTCCAGAAGCTACATATTCACCATTGGTAAACATCATTTCTAAGTAGTCTCCTTTTTGAGATGCCGCTTCTACAAGAACATTAGATACCTGAGTACCTGCTGTTGAGTTACCAACATCACCACCGCCATCAAAAGCAACTAAGCTTATGATAGCACTTCCTGCCGCAATAGTAATATCTGCAGTTGGAGTTTCTTCTTCTACAATAAACTTGTAGTAGATTCCCTCTTCAGCAGAAGATGCAGTTGGAAGGGTAATTGAGTAAGCACCACCAGCAGAATCAAGCATGAAGACTTTTCCGCTATCATCATTAGTCAATGTTCTTGCGGCTGTTATCTTTTCTACTTTTTTCTTGTGACCGTATGTTGCACCACTATTCTGTTCTAATAAACTTGCTCTAGCCATTATTAAACTCCTTCTAAGTTGATTAAGTAGTGACTTTCAGGAAGAGAAACTTCCAATCCAGCCTCTGTTAAAATCATATCTTTACGAAGGTCTTCGTCAGCAGACTGAACATTAGTCATGATTTGAGTATCACGATTAACTCCATTACCTACCAATGGTCTATAAGCTACATTATCCATATCAACCATACATAAGAAACCAGAAGCAAATCCTCTAAATAGAGGCTCTTTAACTAGATTCATTGTACCGTGAATAGTTTCTACTTGCAATACAGTATGACCAAAAGAACCTACTGATTTTTCAATATTGTAACGAAGTTCGTTAGCAACAGACTGGTCAACGAAAGAAGTTGAACCAAGCTTATTGAAAAATGTAATTACAGGTAAACTCGCAAGAGCTAGCTTTGCATCAGAACCACCACGAGCAGGGTCATATACTACTTCAAAGTCAGATAGTATTCTGTCGTATGTTAATTCAGAAGTTGCAGAAGACCTATAGTAAGGTGCTCCTGAAGAATAAGATAAGGCTGAGTCATCTACTACTGCTGTACCATTTTTAATAATGTGTCCTGCAATACCTTCAGTATACTGAATACCTCCAACTGTTGCCTGCTGTCCAAACAACATAGCACGCTCAATATCTATCTTATGCTCACGCAATTTAAGATTCCAAATTCTTTGGAACTCATCTGCGTATCCACGATAGCGAGTTGCTCTTGCTGTATTAGACATTTCACAAGCTGTTTTAAATATCTGAGTTAATCCAGAATCGCTTTCTAGCTCTTCTGAAAATACATCTGGTGCTCCAGAACCTTCAACAAAAGATGTACCTATAACAGTACACTTTGCATTATCGGCTCCTGTTTCAGCTCCATCAACTGAAGATATTGTTTTTCCTTGAAAAGAAGAGGTAGAACCATTATCAACTGGAGCAGATTCTACTCTTACGATTATAGTTTCAGGGGCATTGCTTTCTGCATATTCTACAGCAAATACCATTCCCTTAATAAGGAAGTCAACTGAAGCTCCATCTGAAGTGTCCACAGTATATGTTAAACTAGAACCAGCCGCAGGAATACTGTGAGAACCTGCTAATAAGAAACTTCTATCTGTCATAGAAATCTTAGTTCTATCTTCTAAAAATCGGAACTGAGGGTCATCCGTAGGAACTTTGGCTACCTTAGAGAGATACACGAAAAAAGGTGATTCATCTGGGGCCAACTCCGCTACACGGTCTGAGAAATTGAACAGTCTACGAGTGTGAAAGCCTGAAGAGGCCGCACCCGGATCGCCAACATTCACAATTCCTTGATTGTAATTTGCCATTTAGGGCTCCTTGTTATATTTGTTTTCTATTCGAAACGCTCATAACACCCTTCCAAACATCCTCTAATTCATTAGGTTGTTCAGGAGCAGAACCTTGAACTACACCAGCCGTAGTTGGAATAGTCTTAGTCTTTTGAACAGCTTCTAAGTTTGGCGATACTTTTTCTTCTCCACCTTTATGCTTTCTGTACACATCAACCAACAAGTCCAAAGGAAGTTCTTCTCTTGGTGTCGTTGCAAACTGTATAAAATCATCAGCCATATTCGGGTCTGTAATGCCATGCTTACTAGCTAGGTCTTGCTTTAGGTTGTTAATTGCCATTTGTTGCTGAAACCCTGCCATCTGTTCTTGAACAGCTTGCTGGGCAACAGTCTTTTCTTGTTGCACCCTCATCTCATAAGAGGGAGAACCCGGCTTGTAATAAGCTTCCCAAGGGTCAAAAGAATCTTCTGCAACCTTTGGTTCTTCTTGCTTACTAGCCGTATTACCACTAAGTGTGTTTCTCATAGCCTCAACAACATCGGGTCTGTCTTGTAAAACTTTTCCCAACTGTTGATACTTACGAAGCTCCTCGACTTCGTTATTGAGCTTATCATAATCAGCAGATTTCTTGTCATACATTGATTGAAACTTCTTAGCCTCATCTACGACTTCTTCTCCTTCAGGTGCTGGAGCTTCTCCTCCTACCTGTTCTGGCTCAACAACTTGTTCTAAAACTTCGCCTTCCACGCCTTCTATTGTGGTATTTTCGTGCATAGTGTTATCCATTATATTCCTCGATTTCTTTTAGTTAGCATCACCTAATTAAAGATGTCTGTAAAAGCAGAACCGGGAATTGTTCCCACTACTTCTGTTTTCATTAGCTTACAGCCTGTGTTTCTGAATCAACAATTCTTTTTAGATTATCAACTTGAACCTTAGTTTTAAACTTGGTATCATTTTTGATTTCATTAAGCCTGCTCTTGAACTTCTCAGTTTCAGCCCTCTTTCTTGAATTAAGCGTTTCACGCTCTGCAGTCTGGAGGTCTCCACTAAGTTTCTTAACTTGGCTTTCGAGTTGTTTGATATAAGATTGCATCCGAGCCATTTGGCCCTTTCGCTGTAAGACACCTTCTTTGTCAAAGATTTCAGTTTTCTTTAAAACCTCGACATCATCTACCAGATTCATTCTAAACGCCTCAAGATAAAGCTGATACTCAGCCATTCTATTTGAGGGTAGAGTTGAACCGGATATGATTCTCACATCATAATGCCCCACCGTGATGTTGTTTGTGATGGCATTAATTTCCTGACTTTTATTATCATACATATTTACCGTAAACTGAGTAATATCATTGTTTGGCTGTACGATTCTAAATGTCTTGGAGTAAGTGTAATGACCCTTGGCTAGGTTGTATAAACTTTTACCTAACCTTGTCAAACTTCCTTCAATATCCCTTAACTTAGACTTGCCACGAGTCTCGCCCATTTCAGCAAGCATTGCAGTACCACGAACTGTTTCTGGAGCTGATTCTCTAAAACCCTGCATCAACTCTGGGATACCAAAACTTAAATCTATATAGTGCTCTATCCTACTCATTAAATTATAAAACTCTCCTGACAATGATTGTGGGGCAGGGAAATGAGGTGCACCGAACTCAGGGTTATAAGGTATGACAGCATTAGGTCTAGCCCAATCCTGCTCCAACTGCCCCAAATCATCTACGCTCCCCTCTGGAACCAT